TAGGGAACAGGACCGCCTTCAAACATTTGTTTAGGTAGTCCTCTTAGTTTGCTTCCGTCTATTTTCATCAGCGGTTCTTTGCTGTAATCCCTAGGTGGGGGCAAGTCTGGCTGTGTTACGACAGGTGCTTTGTAATGTGTAGCTGCTTCTATCAGCAGATGCTTAGGTGTCAGGTTCTGTTGAACCCTGTTGATAAACGAAGTCACATCCCACAAAGATCTTTCATCAAGTACCTGTTGTCTACCTTCAGGTCTGCTCGCACCATACGGTAAGCGAACATAATTCCCTGGTGGTCTAGGTAATGAATCTTGTTTAGGAAAGACAGCATCATAGGTAGCGTCTGTTAATTGCAACGCTGCCATCATCGCTCTTCGCATTGTAAATGCTGGTGTCCATTCGTCTGCGAATATCCACACGTGACATCCCTTACTTTTGGACAGTTCAACGTAGCTTTCTATGCCTAATACTTTAAGTATTGTTTGTGCGTTCCTCGCTATTATCAACGAGTCTGCACCTTCGTCTATGTCCATCGCTCCCCATTTGCACATCCAGAGTTCTTCTAGCATGTTGGGGTATTCGTTTGACTCATCATGCTGGTACCCTTCGGGTCCGCATGTGGTCATGTAAGGATCGTACACCATTGGGTATATTCCAATTTGGTTCTCACCTGTGAGATGGTCGTACATTAACTGTTCTGTTACTGGTTCCCATCTGCATCCACCTGCGTCAGTGCCGAAAGCATAAGGAAATCCTTCAAAGATTCCCATGAAAGCTTTAGACACCCAATGGTTGTGTTCTTCAGTCGTCGCCATCGAAACTCATCTGCTCCCATGTGACACCTGGCTCAAGCAATCTCCCACTTGCATCTATTGTGAGGTTCACTTCAGCCTTCTCACCATCGCCTGCCTTGTTCTTCCATAAGCCTACACTTATCTCATCCTCATAATATGAACGTGTCTCTTCGTCTAGGCTTGTATCATCCCATCGTCTCCACGTTTCTATTAGGAAGTGACTCTCACTGGTAGAGGCATAACGCCCTGCGTCTATCCCACCTGCCGAGCCTCTGGTTCCAGAACCTCGCCCCGACTGGTGAACCATCACGCCTACAACACGCCAATCAGATATCAACTGCTTGAACGATTCGATTTTTCCTTGCACGCTTGCTGCGTCGCTTGGACCACCGCCTCGTATCAGCTCCAGATAATCGTAGATCAGCACTTGTGGTCGTTTACCTTCCCACAATGTGACGGATGCTATACGCATAGCTTTATCTAAATCATCCACAGACATTCCTGTGGATTCAAAGTGTAGATTGTTTTCATTACGCATGATCTCTGACACACGTTCCCACGCTGTCGGATCTTCACGTATCAATCTATGCACCCAATCCTTCTGGTCTATCTCCAATCTGATAGCTGCATACTTGCCCCAAAACATTGTCTCTGTTTCATCAGGGCTAACCCATAGCGTTCTATGATTCCGATTACGCGCGATCATGTTCATAGCTAAAAGGCTTTTGCCAGTATGTGATTTACCTATCAAGGTGACCAGTTGACCTGGGCGTGCGCCACCTAAAGTGGCTTCATCAAACGCACGAACACCGAATGTCCATTCGTTGCCCGCTCGTAGATCATGTTTCATTCGACGCACTTGTTCATCCTTGGGTGTGAACAAGCGTTGCATATCCGCAGGGGATATACCGTCTATCTCTATTGGGGCAGGAGGCTCTTCAGCTCCCTGCCCCAAGAGACGTTGAGCATCTTCAATGCTCAATTTTTCAGGCATCTACCTTCGCTAACCAGTTGTTAGGATCGACAGGTGCTGGTCGCTCACCCCAATTAAATGGAGTGTGCTTAACTAGCCCACCGAAGTAACCGCTTTTGTTTGCAAGAGGATGGTTACCATCTCCTTGCCCAAGGACAGGGTTACCTTCAGCGTCTAAGCTGGTGGCTTTCTTTATTTTAAAGTCACCAAGCCCACATTTGCCTGTCTTAGTGGTTGGAATGTCCACGCCTCGCATGGATTCCGCCCAATAATCCGCAGGGAATTGTGTAATTCCTGCTTGGAATAGCTTACGAACAGCTTGATTATCCATAAACATGCTGTCCTTTGAGGCATACACGATGCCTGCCTGTTTCTCAGCCAAGAAGATTTTGTGGACTAAATTATATTCCTCATCATCTATATACATTGACTGTTTACCACTGAACGCAGGTGCAGGAGCCGTAGTGGTTCCTTCAAATGTGTCAGTGATTATTGCTTGTGCAGCTTCCATGTTATTGTCAGCTACTGGTTCGGCTGCATCTGAACTACCAACTAAGGTAGCTTTCAATGCAGGTAACGCAAGAGCTAAAGCTTCTGCGTTTTCGATAGCCATAGTTACAGCTACCCCATCGTCACCGCTTGTTTTCTCAGCGACAGCAAGCTCAACCCCTGCTTTTAAACAGACTTGAGCTTCGATACTTGCCCGCTCATGCGGACTCATTGGCTTAAATGCCATTCTAAGTGCCTCCTATCGTTGCACCTTTACACTGTGCGAAGTAATCGCACCATTTTTCTGAACACCACCACCCATTATCACCGAGAGCCATAGCTCTTGAGTCGGATTCTAATAGTTGGCAGAGCCTCAGTACCTTTGCACGTACCCAATCTGTATGCGATTCATCACGTACGAAATCCATTCTGCCCACTCCCTTGGAGTGCATTACCGCATACGAGAAGTTAGGAATACCAGTAGCCCAGCAGTAAGCCATGCTCTGCACATCCCACCTGTCGTATTGCCATCTGTCTCTTGAGTAGTCTCGCTTAGGGAATTTCCAATCCCATATACGATCCTCTTCTACGAGATCAACTGTTCCGCTAAGGTACACGATACGTTCGTCATCCTCGAAGAATAGTTTGTTGAAGTTCCATTCAACTTTCTTAGGTACAAGCTCTTCATACACTTCGTTGTACCAGCTTAGTATTCGGCTGAGTCCCTCAACCGTAGCGCTCTCTTGGTCATACGAGTTCCATACATTTATCTTAGGAATCATCTTCGCCCAAAAGATATTGAACAACTCGGTTATCTCCGATTCGTCTGTCGCTTCATCAGCTTCCAGAACATACTCGGCAACCGAGTGGCATACTGTGCCTAATGCAGCTGCGTCTTTAACTATCTCAGGGGAATCATCCCATAGTTCTCTACGCCAACGCTCAAGGCACATGTCAGAAGTTTTAATTGATGACTGTCTAACCCAGTCGTGTACCACCCTGCCATCTTCAGCTAGGTGGAGTGGAAATTTCATTGCTTCCCCCTTCTTGTACTAAGTACTCACAAAGTCTTATAAAGACTTTGTGATTACTAAGTACCTTAGTTAGTTTACCATTTTAATATTACGATTAGATGACTGTTGTGTTACAATCTTCCGATTCTTTATTCGTTCCGCATCCTCTTCTCGGAGTCTCAAGTACTCCTCCCTTGTAAGCGAATCCTCATAAAAGTTAGGTGTTATTCCCATACTGCTCCATTCTGTATACAACGCCAGCTTGGATACCAATGACTCAATCCTCCCCAACGCTTATTACTATTCATTCCATAGTACAAGAAGGATGCGACAGCCACGTTTGCTTCGGGATCATACATGCTTCTTCCTTCCATACCAGCAGCTTTGCTGCGCTCATCCCACCACTTAGGTAGATGCTGAAACCATCCTGTTGCCCCGCTCTTAGGATTAACTGCCGTTGAATATATGTCATCCGCATCCGCTGACGATTCGCAATAAGCGACACGCAACATCGTGTCTTGGTCAGCTGGTGCGAAATACACTTGAACGTACTCACCTAAAGTGGAACACCCATGTATAGCACTACTCAACGTAGCTACTAATAACAATTTACCTATCATTGCTTCCTTTCTACTGTCACGATGGTGTCATTATGCCAACCACCATGAGGCACAAGGAGAATCTCCTCTATCTCAAAGCCATTGACCTTACCCATGCCACCAGAGTTCCAACCGCAAGAGATAACCACACCATCCTTCTGAACGATGCGACCTATCTCTCTCTTCATGTCACCCCAAAAGGATGACTGAGTGTCCTGCATTTGCACAGCCCTACCCACACTCTCATAACATTCTTTTATTTGTCGCGGACTGTATGGTGGATCAAACAACACACCCCCCACTTCAGTATCACCCCACAGTTCAAGAAAGTCTAACGCATCCATGTGATAGTGCGCTTCAAACTCAGGGTTCAAGTCGTTTGTCTGCGCCATCTGTCCTTTAAACACACTGTCACGCACGAAAGGATCAAGCCATTGCAGATCCTCCTTGATGTAATACCTTTTAATCAACTCGTATATAGGTTTGATCTTAAATGTCTCCGAGTTAGGCATCGCCCACTCTCTAGTTATCTTCATCTTTATCCCACTTGTATCTTTTAGTCGGCTTGCATACGTCTTGACATATGCAAAAGAACTCACCCTTATGACAGCTGCACTTCTCTGCATACTGTCTACAAGGGCAGTACTTTGTTAGTAACGGATTCATGTAGTCGCTCATTGGATGTCCAACTTACGCCAGTCCTCAACACGTGTACTAACCCACGTGTTCTTAATCGCAGCCCATATATCAAGCAACGAATCCAACTTCCAACTAGCCATAGGCTGAACATAATGCTCAGTCCACAGGTCGTGCATCGCACCCTTAAAGCTGGTGTACTCCACATGATCCACATAATGATTAAAGTATTCTCTTAACCATCCTTTAGGGAATCCCATACGATACTTGTAATCGCCATCCCACGGACCTTCAATCTGCAAAGACTTAAAGCCCTTCTGAAGAGCTTTATCAGTCAAATGTATGCGATCATATCCATGCGCTTGCTTACCTATAGGATCTTCACCAGTAAAGTCACCAAATATATCTATGTTAAACGGCACTTCCATCTGGTCAGCATCCCAGATATTACCTTTCAAATTGTAAGCAGCTGACGCACATATCCTGTCACGCATCCGTATCAGAGACACCTCATCTCTGGCACGCACAACAACATAATCGTTAGGCATATATAACTTCTTGTACTTTTCGGGATCGCCTAATGTCCACGAAAAGAAACCATCTTGATTTACTATCCACATACTCTCCCCTCCTTTCATATAAGTGGAGGGGCGGGGAGAAAAGAACCCCCACCCCTCCGAGAGCCGTCGCGAACGACGGAGGTGGTATCGCTACGACAGGCTCATTAACCTATACGTAGCAATGTATCCATCCAAACAGTCTTAGAGTTCGAATCTCTGGTGATGAACGGATCATCAACAGCTACCCTCGCTAAGTATTCGGATGCAGCATCAGCTATAGGAGTCTTGCCTTCCAACGCACGATTAATCGAACGCTGATTAGAGGCAGGAGTATCCTTGTAGCCTTTGTTAATGCGGTGCTGTTCCGCACCCTGAGCTGCGTTGTACGCAGCCCACATGTTGTTACCATAATCACTTGACTCCATAGTCCAGCCATACAACAAAGCTGACCGTTTCTTTAACACAGCATCAAGCGTGTTGGTATGAACAGGCTCACCATTCACAGGAGTAGGGTAAGGCATGATCTCATCAACCATTCTCTTAAACTGCTCGTCTGCGAACTCCTGATTAGACAGGACTTGAGCCATACGCACAAGAGTCTCACCCTGTGCAACAGCGAGATCAACAACCCTCGCACGCATCGACAGCAACTGATCGTGTCTCGAAGTGGCACGCACTCCGAACAACTGACCAGTATGACCGAGCATGTTCTCACAAGCTAACCGCTTGTGCATAGGTATTGTCTCTGTTTTCCAACTGCCATTCAACGACATGCGAGTGTATAGATAAGGCTGGATCTCATCCCCATCTCCAATAGAGATAGGTTCGTCAAGCTCCTGCTCCACTACCACACGCTCACCCTCACCGAACACCGTGATGTTCGAGCAAGCATTAGGGAACAGCTCTTCCAATGTGTTAAACACATGGCTGTAACCCTCACGCTCAGGGTATTTACCTGAATGGACACCGAGAACCGAACCGTTATCGGCACGCACTATGTACCTGTCACGTGGTTCTCCCTTGTATTTACCATCCTTATATACAGGTTGTATAAACCGACTATCTTCTACATAGCCGACTGGATGATAGACCACATCAAAGTCAGCGCCTGTTTCAGTAGCCTTCTCAGCTACTGTCATGCGTTGACCTTCCTCTTTCACCAACCAGTTGTGGTCATACTGCTTAGTGTTGTCTATAGGTTCAAACATATTTCCTCCTGTTTCCCCCTTGTGTACCGAGAGCAATCACTCTTAGTACGGTTTTGTAATAAGCATTGCGCCTCTTTCACCTGCGGATGCAAGCGCTTCAGCCAATGTTTGTACTTGTTGTTCGAGTTCATTCATCCGAACAACGAGTCTTTCATACAGGTCACGTTGAGCAACATTCACTAACGTGTCTCCTGCACTTGAATACTGTTTGATCGTCAGCTCAATGGCTTCCTCAACAGCTTTACCCAAAGAACACAACTCACCTAAACCTTGAGTGTCTCCCTTAATGCGTACATAAGAACGCAACATATCTAGTATGGACTCATCAACAT